GACGAAGATACATTTGCTATCATTTGGAAAGAATCAGAAGATAGGTTTGATGCAAATGGTAATGAAGCAGATATTGGTAAGAACGGATTTCATGGATTTACGTGTAGTTGGGACGAACACCCTGACAGAGATGAAGAATGGAAGAAGAATGAAATTGGTCGTATTGGTGAAGAAAAGTTTAGACGTGAGTATGGTTGCGAATTTTTAATCTATGACGAAACACTTATTAATAGTATTAAGTTAGCATCAATGGAAGGTGTTGATCCAATACTTAATATGGGACAAACACGTTGGTATAGTAAACCAACAGGAGATAACAATTATGTTGTTGCCCTTGATCCTAGTATGGGTACTGGAGGCGACTATGCCGCAATACAAGTATTTGAAGTACCAAGCTATAAGCAAGTAGCGGAATGGAGACATAACGAAACTGCTATACCAGGACAAATTAGAGTACTAAAAGATATATGTGATTATATCAAAGAACAATGTAATAACAACGGTTCAAACATATATTGGAGTGTAGAAAACAACAGTATTGGAGAAGGTGCATTAATTGTTATTAGAGACCTTGGAGAAGAGAATATACCAGGGCTACTTACAAGTGAACCTATGCGTAAAGGACATGTGCGTAAGTTCCGCAAAGGATTTAATACAACACACAGTACTAAAATTAGTGCTTGTAGTCGATTAAAAACTATGATTGAAAATGACAAACTACAAGTAAACAGTAAAGTATTACTATCAGAGCTTAAAGGATTTGTAGCAAGTGGTAGTAGTTATAAAGCAAAACCCGGAGAAACGGACGATTTAGTTAGTGCAACATTACTAAGTATGCGTATAATCGCAGTATTAAAAGACTGGGATCCAAGAGTGTATGAATCGTTTAATCAAGCAGAAACGGCTGAAGATTATGAGCCGCCCATGCCTATATTCGTTTCGACTAATATGAGATAAATATTTACATGAACAACATGGAACCTATATCAGAAAAACTATTTGCTAAAATTAGAGGCAGATTTGAGTCAGTAACAATCGGAGACGAGCAAGGTGCTGTAACAGATGAGCCAAGACTAGCAAAGTATTTTGATTTTGATTATAAAGAAGGTGCAAACGTACTTGGAAAAGTTAGTATCACGCTAGACGAAAAGTCAGGTGTTACTGTATTGTTTAATCAGGACTTTATGGCAGAAGCCGGAGAAGCTGAAAAGAACAATTGGTATAACTTTTTAAAAGAGCTACGTATTTTTTCTAAAAAACATATGTTGAATTTTGATACAAGAGATATTACAAAAAGTAATCTAGACAAAAGAGATTACGCACACTTAACAAAAACTGCCGGAGAAACACAAATGAGTGAGTCAAAAATGTACGGTACTAGTAGAACAAGTTTCGAAGATATCGATACTGCTCGTTTAGTACTCAAGCACACGAAGCCAGTGAACCAAGAAGTTCCTGGGTCAAGAACACAAAACGTACACAGTATGTATATTGAAAGTGAAGCTGGAGAAAGATTTAAATATCCATTCAGACACTTAAATGGTGCTAGAGCAATGGCACGCCACGTAGCAGAAGGTGGTAACCAGTACGATGATTTTGGTAAACACATTGTTGAGATGTCAACAGAATTAAACAAACTACGTAAATTTAAAACTTACATGAACCGTTCAAGCGTAATGGCAGAAGGCTTAAAAGGTTACATGGAAGCTGTAGATTTAAGATTAGAAAACATCAAAACAGAAGTAATGAAACTACAACGTAGTACATATTACAAAGAAGCATTTGAAAACTTTACTCCAGTAGTAAATGAAAATGTTCCAGACGATGTTGCAGAAAATTGGATTGACCAATTAACTATTAGAACATTTAACGAAGAATTAAAAGATGTATTTCCTTACGTATACAAATTGGTAAGTGAAGTAACAACTGCATCTGAAACAACTCCAGAAGACTTTGTTACAGAAACTGAAGTAGAGGCAGAAGTAGAAGAAGCAGAAGTACAAACTCCAGAAATGGAATTTGAGAGGGCATTAGACTCAATCGTAGGAGAGGAAGACAATGCATTAATTGACGGTGACGAAGAAGCACAAGCGGCCGCGGTTAAACAAATTAATGGCTTAATGGCTCAACATTTTCCTGCCGGAGTAAACGGCACGAATGCAATCGAGAGCATGAAGGGAGTTATAGACGACCCAATGCTACTAGACATGTTTAAGAAAGTTGGACAAAAAGATGCAGATACATGCGTCCGTCCATTAGTAATGAAATACTTAAAAGGAAAAAATCCCGACATTATGAATAAAATTGATACAGGTGATTTAGCATCTGAGTCAGATGATGACAATGTACCATCAAAAAAAGCAGGTGATCCAACAACAGACTTTACAAAATGGTTAAAGAAAAATCATAACAAAGGTCCAAGAGATTTAACAGGCGACGAATATACTAAGCATAGCAAGGCTTTTCAAGCACAAAAGAAAGCAAAAGAAGCAGATGATACTATGGATGTAAAAATTGGTCCAGATGGTAGTATACAAAAGGCAGACTTAGCTGAACCAGAAGATACTAGATCAGCAGGTGAGAAGTTAGAAGAACTAGTCAAAAGTTATTACGACTACACAACTAACAACTTTCCAAAAGGCGAACAGGCAGTAGTAACTGCATGTGAAAAAGAATTTGGTGAAGACAGCGTACCAGTAGCTGAAAAAATGATTGCAAGATTGATGCAAGGTAAAGATAGTGAGATGGAAAGAATCAAATCACTAGCAGGCATTAATAACTAAGAATCACTTTTTTGGCAACCTTGTGGTTGACTTTACTAAGTAACTGTAGTAGTATATAACATGTGCTACTACTTTAAAGGCACAGCGGAATTGTTCCGCACTAAAGCACATAGGCTTAAAACTTATAGGAGGCAATAACTATGGCAACATTAGCAGAGATCAGAGCTAAACTTAAAGAGCAAGAATCACGCACAGGTGGTTCAGACAACAGAAGCGGCGGCGACAACGCAATTTACCCATTTTGGAATTTGAAGGAAGGTCAGACAAGCACAGTCAGATTCTTACCTGATGGTGACGAAAATAATACATTTTTCTGGCAGGAACGTTTAATGATTAAACTTCCATTTGCTGGAATCAAAGGCGAGACAGACTCTCGTCCAGTACAGGTACAAGTACCATGTATGGAAATGTATGGGGAAACTTGTCCAGTACTTTCAGAAGTACGTGGATGGTTTAAAGATCCAAAGTTAGAGGATATGGGTCGTAAGTATTGGAAAAAGCGTTCATACGTATTCCAAGGCTTTGTGACTGATAACCAAATTTCAGAGGATCAAACTCCGGAAAACCCAATCAGACGTTTTATAATTGGACCACAAATCTTCCAAATCATTAAGGGAGCATTAATGGATCCAGATATGAACGAACTACCTACAGACTACACAGCAGGTGTAGACTTTAGAATCGCTAAAACATCCAAAGGCGGATATGCTGATTACTCAACATCAAACTGGGCTCGTAGAGAGCGTCCGTTAGATGAAGCTGAGTATAAAGCAATTGAAGACAATGGCTTGTTTAACATGAGCGACTACTTACCAAAGAAACCTGGTGAAGTAGAAGTTGAAGTTATCAAGAAAATGTTTGAAGCATCAGTAGATGGTGAAGCATACGACATGGAAGCATTTGGTCAATACTTTAGACCAGCAGGCGTAAGAGCGGCAACTGGTGATCCAGTTAAAGCAAGTACACCAGCACCGGCTCCAGCGGCACCAGCAACAGGAATGACAGCAGAGGCTCCAGTAGCTGATGCAGTAGCACCTGCGGCAACTGAAGCGGCAGGCGATGGCAACAAAGCAGAAGACATCCTAGCGATGATCAGAAGCCGCCAAAGCTAGTTTAAAACTGAGTGGGTGTAGCTCTAAGCTACACCCTATTCAGACAATCTGATAAGGAGATACAATGGCTAATAAAGCATTTGACGTTTCAAAGTTTCGTAAAAACTTAACTAAATCAATCACAGGCATGAGTAGTGGATTCAACGATCCAACTGATTGGATTAGTACAGGTAACTATGCCTTAAACTATCTTATTAGTGGCGACTTTCACAAAGGTGTTCCGCTAGGTAAGGTAACTGTTTTTGCAGGAGAATCTGGTGCAGGTAAATCTTATATCTGTGCAGGTAACATTGTAAAGGCGGCACAAGATCAAGGTATCTTTGTAGTTCTAATTGACTCAGAGAATGCACTTGATGAAAGTTGGTTGAAAGCTCTTGATGTAGACACATCAGAAGATAAACTTCTTAAACTTAACATGTCAATGATTGATGACGTTGCTAAAACTATTAGTACGTTTATGATTGACTACAAAGCAATGCCAGAGGAAGAACGTCCTAAGATATTGTTTGTAGTTGACTCACTTGGTATGCTATTAACACCTACAGATGTTGATCAGTTTAACAAAGGTGATATGAAAGGTGATATGGGTCGTAAGCCTAAAGCACTAACATCACTTGTACGTAATACTGTTAACATGATTGGTAGTTGTAACGTAGGATTGGTTTGTACTAATCATACATATGCATCACAAGATATGTTTGACCCAGATGATAAGATCAGTGGTGGACAAGGCTTTATCTATGCATCAAGTATTGTTGTTGCAATGAAAAAGTTAAAATTAAAAGAAGACCTTGACGGTAATAAAATTAGCGAAGTACGTGGTATTAGAGCAGGTTGTAAAGTAATGAAAACTCGTTATGCAAAACCTTTCGAAGGCGTACAAGTTAAAATTCCTTATGAAACAGGTATGAATCCATACAGTGGATTGGTTGACTTGTTTGAGAAAAAAGGATTGCTTGTCAAAGACGGTAACAGACTCAAGTACATTGACTCTAAAGGCGAAGAAAGAAAAGAATATCGTAAAGTGTGGGAAGCAGGCGGTGACGCTCTTGACACAATTATGATGGACTGGTCTAACATTGCTGATGCAGTTGATCAAGTTGAAGAAGCCGTAGTCGAAACCGACGAGGAAGAAGTTGCTAATAGCTAACTACTTTTTGTATAAGTAGCAGTATTAACTAAGGAGAATAAAATTGGATTCAGGTTCGAATATTATAGAAGTGTGGCAAGTGTTTAAAGAATATGTTGATAAGAAACATATTGAAACTATTGCTGAAAAATATGTTGATCTATGTGCTGACTTGGGTACAAGTGACGAAGCATTTCGAGATGCGTTAGGTTCAGATAATAACTTAGATAAAGCTATTGGTTACTTTCTCGAAGAGGAAGTAGACGAAGACTCTTACGATAACGAGGACGATTACTAATGGGATGGTATTCTGATATTGCTAGAGACATTAGCAACATTCCAAAGGCTATTGCACATTACGAAAGTGAGTTGCAAGAAGCAAGATTGGAGTGTAAAATAAAAGGTAATGTTGAAAAGGCTTCGGCATCAATGCCAGGTATAGTTGAACAACGTTTCAACCAATTACAAGAGCTAGAAGCAATATTAGAATACCTGAACATTGAGTTGCGTCGATTACGTAGTAGCTTTTTTAGAAAGTATCTAGAAAGTTATGCTCGTGCATTGTCAAGTAGAGATGTAGAAAAATATGTAGACGGTGAAGCTGACGTTGTTGATTACGAAAAGATCATTAACGAGTTTGCACTGATGCGTAATAAATGGTTAGGTGTTTGTAAGGGCCTAGATCAAAAGCAATGGCAACTTACAAATATAGTTAAATTAAGAGTAGCTGGCATGGAAGATGCTAGTTTATAACAAAGGAATAAAATAAAATATGAGTTACCAATTACCAGGTGAAAAGAAAATAATTGAAAAATGGGATAAGATTCCAGGAGATATCACTTTCGTTTTACGTGAAGGTGATGAAGTTGGAGATGATGGCGGTTGTGCTATCGGAGGCTGTTGGGTAAAGAAAACTAGTGCAGAACTTTTTGCAAATAAAAAAGTTGTCATCTTTGGTTTACCTGGAGCATTTACACCAACATGTAGTTCAGAACAGTTACCAACATTTGAAAAAATGTATGACGAGTTCAAAGCACAAGGCGTAGACGAAGTGTATTGTTTAAGTGTTAATGATGCATTTGTAATGAACGCATGGGCTAAAGAATTAGGATGTACTAAAGTTAAATTACTAGCAGACGGTAATGCAGACTTTACATATGCTATTGGTATGCTTTGCGATAAAAAGCATTTAGGCTTTGCAAACAGATCATGGAGATATGCAATGTATGTTGACAACATGACTGTTAATGAAAGTTTCATTGAATCAGGTTACAACAATGAAGGATCAGATGATGACCCTTATGTTGAGTCAACACCTGAAAATGTAATCCAGTATATCGAAACACTAAACCGTTAAAGTTTAAATACTAGTATGAACAACGTACTAGTGACAGGTGGGTTCGATCCCTTACATTCCGGCCATATTGAATACTTCAAGGCCGCAAAACAATTAGGTGATAAACTAATTGTTGCAATAAACTCAGATGAATGGCTGACTCGAAAAAAGGGTCGGCCTTTCATGTCCTTTAAAGAAAGACTTGCAATTATAAGTGAACTTGCTATTGTAGACAAAGTTATAGGCTTTGACGATAGCGATGACTCTGCTTGTCATGCGATATTCCATACTATGTCAACCGAAGTAGGAAAGGTTATCTTTGCTAACGGTGGTGACAGAACAAACACAACAACCCCAGAGTACAAGATATACGGCGATCATCCACAAGTGCATTTTGAATTCGGTGTGGGTGGAGAAAACAAAATGAATAGTAGCAGTTGGATACTAGACGAATGGAAGACACAAAAGACAGAGCGTGATTGGGGTTATTGGCGTGTACTAGATGACAAGCCTGAACAAGGTTACAAAGTAAAAGAGCTTGTAATATATCCAGGCAAACGTCTAAGCGATCAAA